ACCATTGGATCGATTATATTATCCGGTGTCAGCAACACCTTATGGTGTACATAATATCCAAGTCGCTCATGACATATCTCACACATTCCTCCGTCTATTGCTTTTCTCTTCGCAATGTAGCTTTCCCGACACTTGCGCCATTCACGACTTTTGTAAAATATCTTAGCGAACTCTTTAGCCATGTTGTACTATTCTTCTTTTCAATAACTTAACTATTGTTCTATAAGCTTTTATCTTATTTCTATTTCTGATTTGCATCTCTGTCCCTGTTAAGCTTTCATGCTTGCTAAACAATACCCCCAGTTCTTCTGCTTTTTTAAGCCGTTTGCTTATTTCTAAATGCAGTACTTTATACTTCTCCATATTTCTTTTACAGCTTTTCACAAAAAATCCTCCTTATGTTTTTTCCCTATTATATATAAAAAGAATTTTTATTTCGCCTGCTATTAAAAACACTGCATCTTGTATGTTATTCACATATTTATCAACATATTGTGGATAATTAATAATTTTTAATTATTAACTCCCTATACCTTCTTCCTTGCACTTTGGGAAGGTTATCTGTTCTATCCACTTCTATCATACAATATCCTTGATACAGTTCTCTGATTTCTGGACAATCATTGTAAGATAAAATAAATTTCCCTTTTATTTGATTCAGAGCGTTATGTAAACGGATATGATCTTCTGGCTGGAATCGATCCGGATAATACTTTTCTGCGTCATAATATGGCGGATCAAGGTAAAACAAAGCTGATTCCCTATCGTATGTTTTGATAAGGTGCTCAAAATCCAGGTGTTCAATCACTACTCTTTTCAGACGGCCTGATGCCTCCATTAAAAACTCTACTGCTTTTGGAATGTCTTTAGCAACCAAGCCAAATGAATCCAAACTTGTCCCAAAACTTTCTTTGATCGCAATCCAAAAACGTGCTGCCTTCTGAATATCTGTCAGTCCTTTCATCGGCTGAATAGAATCGAAAAATTGTTCTCTGGACATCAAAATCCAGTTCAATTCTTTTTGTAACGCTTCTGGGTGATATTTTACTACCCTGAAAAGATTTACTAAATTGCTGTTGATATCATTATAGACCTCCAATTTTGCATGTTTTTCTTTCGCAAATAAAATCCAGGCAGCTCCGCCGAATACTTCAATATATCGGTCAAATGTACCTGGATCTGGGAATTGTTCCAAGATCTGGCGGCGCAGTAACTTCTTGCCGCCAATCCAACTGATAAAACTATTCAATATATCACCTTCCTGTTTTTCAAACTGGCAGGTAATTCTTTGTCGGGTAAATGTGCCTTCAGGAATCGAACCTGCTTAAACTCCCAAACAAAGTTAAGACACAACGCAAAAACACCCGGCATATAGCCGGGTGAAAAATAAAAGGAAAGTTTTATGTGGTAGCAGGCCTCCGTCTGCCAACGGATCCTCCAGGAATCGAACCTGGGACTTGATGATTAACAGCCATCTGCTCTACCGACTGAGCTAAAGATCCATCTTGCCGGGAATTCCCGGCGTTTAATGTAAACTAGGGGAGGAAAGCCGCCGGCCTGAGTGCCTTTGGCTTCCATTCTATAATACAACGACTTTTCCGACTAAAACGACTTTTTTATTTGATTCCACACTTTTTCAAATATTCATCACGAATATGTAACCTTGGATAATCCGGATTACCAGTATACCCTATCTTAGAAGCTATCTTAAGCCAGCTCATTCCTTCGATATAAAACATCTTAAATACACAGCGTGTCTGCCCATCCTCAATATTATCTATCCATTCCTCCACTGCTTTGCTTTTTTCTTTTTTTCTTTCCAGCTTGGCTTCTCTTTTCTCATAGCGTTCCCAGTCAAATCCTATTACACTTTGAGGTCTTGCCTGCCCCGTTCGGTAATCAAAAATTGTACTGTTTCCTATTCCGGAATCTGTTTCTCTCATTTCCTTCAGTTCCGTTTCTAAAAGAGGAATCTCCCGCTTTATTTTTCTGTAATCATCCAGCAGTTTTCTGGTTATTTTAATATTCAATGGCCTCTCCTCCTGTCCTGCTGCCCCTGCGCTGCTTCTGCCTAACTTCTGCTGCTATTCCAGCCATCTGTTATCAAAATAGCAAAACCCAACCACGCACCCGGCAATTAGTATCATCCATACAACCCAAAACAAAATAGTTTCCCCTCCGGAAGTGCAGCGTTCCAACGCCTGTTCTGGATTGCAGTCTGTAAAAAATTTAGACTGCTCCGATACGGTGCCATCCATAAGCTTGGTATAAATGGTTCCTGTATACTCCTTCGAAACTCCATAATATTTATATCTCACGTTGGACAAAAAAGATTCTTTTATTGTATCTATGTATTCCCCTGAGGGAAGATCAATTTTCCCATAATCAAATTCCTGCCCGCAAAACTGAATCCTGCTGCTGTGTTTTTCCCAGCTGTCGTAATAGTCCCACGAATAATAAACTTCTGTTTCAGTATAGGTTTCTGTCTTTCCCTGCGCATTCTTCCTTGTTTTTGTGACGGTTCTAGTGTGCGGATTATAATGTTCTTCTACTTTTTTTATCCGCAAATACTCCCCTCCTATTTCATCAAAACTAACCGGCTCAACCGCCCTCAATTCTCCGTATACAAAGGCATTTCCTATGTCTGTATCCATTCCATAGCGGAACAGTTCTGTATCCTCAATCTGTACCGCTTTCCAATATTCGGCATCCTTATCCGCTTGATAATCCGTGATTTTTCCTGAAATGAAAAATCCAATGAGCATCATAATAGACGCTATGGCAATACTGATAATGATCTCCCGCTTCGTTATTTTCATCGTTTCCTCCAGTTAGTCGGCATATCCATAATATCACTCTTCAAACAAATTCTGCGGTGCATCGCTGGGTGCCTGATAATCCAGACGTTCAAATTCCCGGATTTCGTAGCCCGTCCAATCAAGGAACATTCTGGACGGAAATTTCCTGGTATATCGGTTATAGGCCGTAACCGACTGATTATAGTTTTCTCTGTACTGGGCGATCTCGTTTTCTGTAATAGCCAATTCATTCATCAGCTGTTTATAGTTTTCATTGCTCTTTAATTCTGGATAAGCATAGGTTACTGCTGCCAGAGCCGTATTAACATCTTCTATCTGGTTGCCTCTTCCCATCCCATCTGCAAGCTCTTTCAGAGTTTCGGATTCATGCTTATCATACTGCTGCACGGAATCCGCCAGATTGTAGACTAAATCCACTCTTCGCTTTTCCTGGACTTTAATATCTGACTCCGCAGTGTAAACCGCCTCTTCCAGGATAATCGCCTTATTTTTGACAGACTGAATCCCTATAAGGCACATCAGCGTAAACGCGATCACCGTGCCAACTACAATTAAAATCATTTTATAATTTTTCATTTCTCTTCCATCCTTTCTGCTTCGTTACTGTTTTCTTATCCCATAATCCTCGCCGCCATTCTCAGAGAGTTTGTCTAACTCCCTCTTTTCATTCACCTGCCAATTTTTTGATCCAATCTTTAGGGGTTTTCGCTTGTCTTCCTGGCAGCTGTTCTATCTGCTGGTACAATTCATTACAGGCATCGTCCCAACCTTTTCCGTACTGGTCCTGTGCATCACATCCGCCTATCTCTTTGATTAACTCCAGAGCAGCGGCGCGTGATATGGTGTCATTTTGCTTTTTCATTTTCCTTCCTATCCACCTTTTATTAGTCCCTTTCAGCCTCTTGCTGCCCATCTCTTTATATCATCCAACGGAAGAAGCACAGAGCATTTTCTTAGAATATCTTTCCTCAATTCTTCCGGCGTGAATATATTGTAATTGATAAGTTCGGAAATTCCGCACTGTATGATCTTTTCTTCGGAATATAAATATCCCGGTTTTACATCAATATAATCTTTCAGATAATCTCCTATTGCCATTCTGCAAATCTCTGTCATACACTGTTTCCTTTTCTTTTTGGCGGGCGG